ATGAACGGGCTGAGAAGGCTCGTGGCTATGCCAAAGACATCGCTATGACGGCGGGTGCGGCTAAGCTTGGGTCCGCTGCTGGATCTGCATATGGCAGGACATCTGGCGCGTTCCGTAAGAGTGCTGACGATGCTTCTGAATCAGCCGGTCGTAGCTTGGTTCGCAAAGACCTTCCTTCGTTCTCTGAGCGTTATCGTGCCCGGGAATCTGCGGCAGCGTCGCGTGAGAAGTCACCCAAGCGTATGCGTGAGAAGGTTGAGCAAATGCTTGATGACAAGCTGGCTGCCGATATGGCGGGCGGGTACAAAAAGGGTGGATCGGTTCGCTCTTCGGCTTCTCGTCGCGCTGACGGTATTGCTGCTCGCGGTAAAACCCGAGGGAAGTACATCTAATGATGGCCTCACGCGGTATGGGCGCTATGGCACCTAGTAAAATTCCTCGCGCTAAACGGCGCGGAGACGACGAGATCGTTGAAGGTACAGGTAAGCCTATTCGTATGGCTAAGGGTGGTCTCTATGAAAACATTCATAAAAAACGTGCTCGCATCGCTGCGGGGTCTGGTGAAAAAATGCGAAAGCCCGGAACCCGAGGTGCCCCCACCGCCAAAGCCTTCCGTCAAAGTGCAAAAACCGCAAAAAAGTAAGAGAAAGAAGTAATGGCTGACAAGACTACAGCTACAACCGACTTCAACCTCGACCTCAATACCATCGTAGAAGAGGCTTTCGAGCGTTGTGGTGCGGAATTGCGTACCGGTTATGACCTGCGTACGGCGAAGCGTAGTCTGTCGTTGCTTCTGATGGACTGGGCCAACCGTGGCGTCAATCTGTGGACCCTAGAACAGGGCACCCACACGCTGAGTTATAACGTCGGTACTTACGACTTGCCGGTAGATACGGTTGATCTGTTGGACCACGTGATCCGCACGGGTACGGGCACGAACCAGCAAGACATTAATATCTCACGTATCTCATCCAGCACGTACGTAGCGATTCCGAACAAGAACGCGACGGGTCGCCCGATTCAGATTTGGATCAATCGTCGTACTGGTGCCACGGGCGCTGATAACGTGATCGTCTACCCGCAGTTCACTGTGTGGCCGAAGCCGGATAACACGACGACTTGGACCCTGTACTACACCCGCCTGCGCCGTATGTTCGATGTGGGTAATGGTAGTAACGGACAAGACATCCCGTTCCGATTCCTGCCCTGTATGGTGGCGGGATTGGCATACATGCTGTCGATGAAGATCCCCGGTGCTGATGCGCGGACGACGCTACTTAAGGCTGAGTACAACGAAGCTTGGGACTTGGCTGCTGGGGAAGATCGTGAAAAGGCTGCGGTTCGGTTTGTTCCGAGAGAGTCGTTTTTAGGCGGGTACTGAGATGCCTAATCGCTTTGCGAGTGGCAAAAATGCGATTGCGGAGTGCGACCGGTGCGGATTCCGGTACAAGCTCAAGCAGCTGAAGTCTTTGGTGATCAAGACCAAGAACGTGAATATCTTGGTTTGCCCGGAGTGTTGGGAGCCTGATCAGCCGCAGTTGTCGCTTGGTCTGTACCCGGTCGATGACCCGCAGGCACTTAGAAACCCCCGTCCGGACTTGTCCTATTTTGAACCCGGCAATAATGGCGCGGGTGGTAGTAGAATGATCCAATGGGGCTGGGCACCTATTGGTGGTGCAAGGGCAGATGACGCAGGTCTGACGCCTAATGACTTAGTAGCCCAATGTTTAGTGGGCGATGTAACGGTCGCAGTGACCTAGGAGATTGAGATGGCTATGACTTTGAAGGAACACGCCAAACTTCCGGCGAACAAGGCTCACGGCAAGAACGCTAAAGGCTTTCGTGCTGGTGGCAAGACCAACAGCGAAATGAAGAAGTACGGTCGGAATATGGCGAAGGTGATGAACCAACGCAGTCCGATGCGTAAGTCTTCTGGCCCGAGGTAAGTACCGTGAAAGAACTGAATCCCGGCAAGATCAAGCATAACCCTGATCCGACTGGCGAGAACGGCTATCCGGAGAAGGATGTGAACAAGGGCGTCACCCACATGAAGATGCGGGGTGCTGGCGCTGCTACTAAGGGCACGAAGTTCGTGTCTCAGATTAACTTGCAGAACAACGGCAAGGTCCGCGCAGGCTGGAGCTAATGAATTACGCTTCTCTGACAACGTTGATACAGCAGTACTGCGAATCGACTGAAACGTCGTTCGTAGCGAACATTCCTACGTTCGTTCAACTTGCAGAGGAGCGGATTTATAACTCCGTTCAGATCCCGGCTATCCGTCGTAATCAGATTGGTACGCTGACGATTGGTAATAAATACCTGACGATGCCTTCTGATTGGCTGGCTACGTTCTCCTTGGCAGTAATCGACCCGGCTACAAATGCTCAGGAGTTCCTGCTTGATAAGGATGTGAACTTCATCCGCCAGTCGTATCCGGACCCGGACGATCAGGCCAAGCCTAAGTACTATGCCATTTTCGATGACAACACGTTCATTCTGGGGCCGACCCCGGATTTGGCGTATCAAGTCGAAATGCACTATTACTACTATCCGCAGTCCATCGTGACGGCTGGCACTTCGTGGCTGGGCGACAACTACGAGAACATCCTGCTATACGGATCGTTGCGCGAGGCGTACACCTACTTGAAGGGTGAAGCCGACATGATGCAGTACTACGAAGCGAAGTATCAGGAAGCCGTTCAACAGTTGGCTCGCTTGGGTGATGGCCTCAATCGCCGCGACTCGTACCGTAGTGGTCAGGTTCGCCTGCCGGTGAATAGTTAATGGCTATCTTTCAGACACAGACTTTGAGTTTCCGACAGGAGATGCTGCAAGGCGTCCATAACCTGCTTACGGATACTTTGAAGATGGCTCTGTACACAAGCTCCTCTAATATCAACGAGGACACTACGGTGTACACCACGACCGCTGAAGTGACGGGGGGAAGTTACGTTGCAGGCGGTCAGACCATTACTGGGGCAGCGATTAATGCTTCGAATGGTATCGTATACGTTACTTTCAACAACGTTGTGTGGACCCCGGCTACGTTCACTGCGGCAGGTGGTTTGATCTACAACGTGAGCAAGGGCAACAAGTCTATCGCTGTCTTGAGTTTTGGCGCGGACAAGACGGCTAGTGGCACCTTCACCGTGCAGATGCCCCCGAATACGTCGAATTCTGCGCTGCTTCGCTTTACTTGAGGAGTTATTGAGATGTTTAACGAAAAGGCTAAGACGGCAGACGCAGTTGGCGCTGCTTTGGAAAAGGCCCTCGGCTCGACCGCTAAAGCTTCGGCTGGCGGTGTCTATCGCGTTGAGTGCTTGGACAAGGACGGTAACCTGAAGTGGTCCGCTGAGTCGCACAACCTTGTGGTTGATGTTGGCTTGCAGGACATGAACACCAAGTACTTCACCGGTACGTCTTACACGGCTGCTTGGTATCTCGGTCTTTATGGACCGGGTGCTTCGAATACTCCGTCAGGTTCCGACACGATGGCCCTGCACGCAGGTTGGATTGAGACCACTCCGTATAGCAACGCGACCCGTCCGGCTGCTGTGTTTGGTGCGGCGTCGTCGGCAGATCCGTCAATCATCACGAACTCAGGTTCCCCGGCACAGTTCAATATCAACGCGACTGCGGTGGTTGGCGGGGCGTTCCTCGTTAACAACAACACCAAGGGTGGCAGCACGGGTATTCTGTTCTCGGCTTCGGACTTCCAAGCCCCCGGTGACCGCTCGGTTGCTTCCGGTGACACGCTGAACGTCACTTATACTTTCAGCCTTGATGCGGCGTAAGGAGTACTCATGGCTAAGTTTAAAAAAGGCGATGCTGTCACAGTCAAAGCCGTCATCCCGCAAGGACCTGTAATTGCGCTCCGCATGGACGAGGACGGTGTGATTTACTGTCTCGTTGAGTGGACTGATGTTGACGGTAAGGCTCAGCAGCGGTGGTTTGCGGAAGACGAACTGACAGGGGTCTAAAATGCCCCTTATACTCGCTGACCGAGTAAACGAAACCTCGCAGATAATTGGTACCGGTACGGCTACCTTAGATGGGGCCGTGACTGGCTATCAGTCGTTTGCGGCTATCGGTAATGGCAATACCACCTACTACACCATAGCGCATCAAACGCTAACTGAGTGGGAAGTAGGTATCGGTACGTATACGGCATCGGGTACGACTCTTGCCCGTAGTGTAGTTCTCGCGTCTTCTAATAGCGGCAGTCTAGTTAACTTCTCGGCTGGAACTAAAAACGTATTCGTCACGTACCCGGAAGATAAAGCCGTCTATGAAGACCTAAATGGTGATGTCTTCGTACCGGGGAACATAACGGCTGGTAACGGCATTTTCGTAAACTCCGGTACTACGTCTGCAAACTACACGGTCGGAACGGGATACAACGGGTTCACTGTAGGACCACACACTGTGGGTAGCGGAGCCACTGTTACCGTCGCCGCAGGACAGAGGTGG